ACTACAAGATGGAACAGATTGCGAAGAAAGAAGGTGACATCACTCGTGAGAGAGACCCCGAAACCGACCCCGATGGCCAGTACGGCAAGAACAAGCTGGGCTCGAACCTGATGCGCGTCCGAGACGCCTCGGGCAAGAACTAGCTCTTTCCAAGGCTGGCTGAACCCCTACCTTCTAACCAGGAGACTTGCAAGTGACAAACCCCAATCGACCGATGGGTTTCAGGCCAGTCCGGTCTCTGTTCGGTGGTGCCGATTGGATGGCGGGTGTCCGTCGATATCAAGTCGCGGATGTGTCCGGCGACACGACGAACAACCACGGCGACATCTATCTCGGCGACCCTGTCACCCTCAATGGCTCCGGTCTCGTGACCGTGGCCAACTCCGGGGATACCATCCTCGGCGTGGTCGTAGGCGTCGGCAAAGCCGGTACCTTCGATGTGGCAGCCCCGTTCAATCCGGACAACCTCACCGAGCGTTTCGTTCGGCTCGAGGACACCGGTACCGAGACGTACTTCGTGTGGATTTCTCCGGCAGAGTCCGCCATGTTCGAGGCCCAGTCCGATTCGGACCTTGACCTCGCCATCGGCGCCGCCGCGGACATCACCACGGAGCCGGGCACCGCCCATGGTTCGCGACTGACCGGCAATTCGACTGCCGAGATTGCCGCGAACGTCAACGACGACGTGCGGGTCATTCAGATTCCGGCCTACCCGGACAACGACCCGACTCTGGCGAACACCCGCTACCACGTCACCTTCACCAACCGGCAGTTCTTGGCTGCGATTCCGTAAGGAGGAAATGAACCATGAGTGGAATCATCACAACCTCCTCGTTCGCCAAGGCGCTGTTCCCAGGTGTCAGCGGCTGGTACGGCATGCGCTACGACGAGTGGGACGAGGAGTACAGCGCCCTGTTCGACGAGTACGAATCTCGTCGGGCGTACGAGGAAGACGTTCTGGTCTCGGGCTTCGGCCTGGCCGCCGAGAAGCGAGAGGGCGATTCCGTCGTCTTCGACAGCGCTTCGCAGGGCTGGGTCACCCGGTACACGCACGTCGTGTACGGGCTCGGGTTCATCATCACCCGAGAGATGTACGAGGACGACCTCTACGGAGTCATCGGTCAGAAGCGCGCGCGAGCCCTCGCGTTCAGCATGCGGCAGACCAAAGAAATCGTGGCGGCCAACGTCTACAACCGAGCGTTCAACGCCTCCTTCACCGGCGGCGACGGCGTGTCCTTGCTGAACTCCGCGCACCCGAACTTCGCGGGCGGGACCTTCAGCAACATCCTGGCGACGGCGACGGACTTCTCCGAGGCCGGTCTCGAGCAGGCCTGCATTGACATCGCCAAGCTGGAGGACGACCGCGGTTTGCAAATCGCGCTGCGGCCGGTGTCATGTCACATTCCGGTGGACACCAAGTTCATCGCGAAGCGTATCCTCGCGAGCGACTACCGCTCCGGGACCGGCGACAACGACATCAACGCCCTCAAGCAGATGGGCAAGTTCGAGAAGGGTTGCTTCGTCAACCACTACTTCACGGACACCGACGCTTGGTTCCTCCGAGTGAATGTCCAGGAAGACGGCATGAAGTACTACAACCGTCGAAACCAGGAGTTCACGGTCGACAACGAGTTCGACAACGAGAACGCCAAGTACAAGGCGACCGAGCGGTACAGCTTCGGCTGGTCCGACCCGCGCTCCTTGTTCGGTTCTCCCGGAAGCTGATTCACCCGAGGTAGGTCAAAAATCCGAATACGAGTAGAGTGGGGGTTGACCGTCCCCACCCTACCTCCGCAACTTGAAGGAGGCTTCCATGTCCCAACTGAAAGGTACTCACACAGTCGGCAAGTATCGCCAGGCTGGCACCGGGCGCAAGCCGTCCATCGCTGCAGATGCGGTGGTGGTGTATCAGGGCACCATCCTGGACCCGACCACGGCGAACGCAGCAGTCGTCGCCGCGGACTTGGTCACACCTTTGGTGTTGCCCAAGGGCTTTCGACCGTTGTATGTCTCTCTCTTCGGCTCGGCAACAGGCACGAACCCCACCATCGACGTTGGGCTGGACGGCGGCAACGCTGACGGTCTCGTGAACGAAGGGGATGCCGATGGTGGCTACAGCTTCAATACCTCGGGCACGTCCTTGGGGATTGCGCTGGCCGCCGACACGGAGGTGGAGTCGAGCCCAGGTGACACAGCGCCGACCGGAGGCGTTGTCGGCGTGTTCATCGCCGGCTACATGGCGCCGCTGCTCGGCGAGACGCTTATCGACTGAGCTCGAGAGAGCAGGCAAGTTCAGGGGCCGGCTGGCGTATGGATTGGGATTACCCGGTCGCGACAGCCTGCCCCTTTTTCATTTGAGGAGCACACATGCCCATCACGAACAAAATCGTTCGCCAGGGGAACAACTACCTCGAGACGCAATTCACTCGGCGTGGCGAGGCCGCGGACGAGACGGATGTGCAGAAGGTCGATATCTCCACCCTGGCCGGCCCCGCTTCGCGCGGGAACACCATCGTTGCCCCCCGCTCGCTGAAGCTGGTGTGGGTGCAGTTCCATGTCGAAGGATATGACCGCGTTGAACTCTTCTGGGAGAGAACGGCAGCCAACGACATCATCGACATCTTCTCCACCGGAGAGGAGTGCCGGGATTACGAGCGTCAGGGTGGATTGCCCGACGTGAACGTGGGCGACGGCACTGGCGATATCCTTCTGTCTACGGTCGGCGCTTCAGTCGCCGCAATGTACGACATCTACTGTCACTGGCAGAAAAAACAGTGACCACCCCTCACTTCGTGAGTGCAGGCGTCGAGGGAATGGTTCCCGTGGTCCCTGGAGGGAATGCCAGCCAGTACAACAACTCGAAGTATGAGTCTCCCTCCGATATCGGCGTGCCGAACACTGTCGGCATTTTGTCTGCGTGGGTGAAGTTCAACAATCCGATAGGCGATGACGAGTTCATAATCAGCACCTCTGCGGTGGATTTTCTGTTTCGTCGCTTCAGTACAGGTGAAGTCAGTTTCTCATGTACTCACTCGGGAGGTGCGGGGGTTGGCATTCGTATCAACAGCGGCGCAGCGTTGAGCAGTGGCGTCTGGCATCACGTCCTGATGTCGTGGGATATGAACACTGTGAATTCGCAGAGGGTCTACATCGATGACATTCATTCCATCGATACGGACATCTTCATCAACGGTGTGACGTTGAATTACGATACGGGGACGTGCTGCTTGGGTGGGGCGAGTCAGGCTATGCCCCCTCCGAACTTTCCATTCATTGGGTGTTTGGCCGAACTTTACGTGAACACCGCGGCCTATCTCAACTTCGATGTCGAGTCGAATCGTCGGTTGTTCATCGACGCGGCCGGCAAGCCGGTTGACCTTGGAACGGACGGCAGTACGCCGACCGGTGCTTCCCCGACTTACTACTTCCCGGATGCCAACCCTTTGGACAACAGAGGGTCAGGTGCGAACGATTTCGTGGAGGATGCTTCCTCGGCGAACCCTGTAGCCCCGGTGCCCGGCCCTGGAGTTTGCTGATGACCACGCCTCATTTCATTAAGCCGACCTCGGCGTTCGACAACCCTTTCGTACCCCAGGATGGGGCGGGAGTACAAGCTGCCAACATCGGCGCGAACCCAACGTGTTACACGAAGGATTTGTCTTCCGTCCTCTCGAACTCTCAGACTGGTTCGGTATTCTTTTGGGTTTACTTCGAGCCTGTCATGGCAGCGGATGCTACCGTGGTCAGCACGGTGGGCCTGCGGTTTGCTATACAGGTGGATTCAACCGGCACTCAGCCGGATGACTATGAGATGTTCGGTCAGGATACGACCCCGACCGCGCAGATTATCGTCGATGGACCGCCTGCTGGCACTGGTACACCACAGGGTGTGTGGGTTGCGTTTTTCCATTCGTGGGATACTGCGACTGCCAATGGCGCCGAGATGTGGTTGCAGCAGCAGGGTCAAGCGGCGGCCGACATCAAGGATGACGAGTCGAATCTAGGAACCAACGCAATCGACTACACCGATACCTGGATTGCGTTCTGTCAGGACTTGGCGCAAGCCAAGCCGCTCATCAATGCACGGCTGAGCCAGTTTTGGTTCTCTACCATGCGTTTGGACTTCAGCCAAGCAGGTATTCGAGAAGATTTTGTAACAGCGGCAGGACAGCCTGTTGACCTTGGTCCTTTGGGTGATGCTTTCGGGCACACGCCCGAGGTGTGGTGGCCAGCCGGCGACCCTGCGTTCGACGGCTTCACCCTGGCGAGTGGGCCTGGCGTGACGATAGTGGAGAATGGACCAGCGGCGTGAGCACTCCCGGGAAACATACTCGGAATCCAGGATGGGAGTCCGGCAACTACTGGATGTGTTGCGACCGATGTGGTTTCGAGTACCGCATGGACGAAATGCGCCAGGAGTGGACCGGCCTCATCGTCTGTGAGGAATGCTGGGAGATTCGGCATCCTCAGGATTTCGTGCGTGGGGTACGCGACGACCAGGCGCCGGAGTGGCAGATACGTCCGTGTCCGGTGGAGAAGTTTACCGGCATCACAGATGACTACGCATTCACGCCCCCGGGGCCTCCTCCACCGACGTTCTGCAACTCCATCGACCCGACAGACTGTCCGGGTGGCGGCGGCGTTGTCACTCCGGTTCCGCCCGACCAGATTCCCAATAATGGCCTCGGCAAGGGGGTCAATGGGAGTAACCTAGTCTACTGGATGGACGGCAACGATACGTCCCTGATGTACGATGACATTGCATGGACCACTCCGTTGTCGTCTACGGCAGACGGAACTCCCATAGGGAGTTTCCTCAACAAAGCGTTCCCTCTCGCCGATGTACCACTTCCTCGCAACGTAGGCGATGGGTCGACTGGCGCAACTCCTGCGACATTTTCCCCACAGCTGTTGGCCAAGACCTTAGGGGGCACAGTCTCTTTCGAGGTGGCAGGCACCCGATTTACTGGCAACGCTAGAGCCTTGTGGAGTGTGCTCGGCACCCCGGTGAACCTCAACGAGACTACGTTCGCCATCAATGGGATGCCGACTCGAACGCAGTTCATGGTCATCAAATGGCCGAGGGCGGACAACAACACCCAACAGATGCCTATGGGACCGTCAGGGTCTGTGGAGCGGATGCAATACATCCACCGCAACACCGCGGCCAATCCGCTGCAGGTCGATTTGCTGTGGAGCAGCCCCGGCAATACATCCTACACGCTCGACAATGGCGCTAGCTCAGCCAACGGCTTCGAACTCGAGGCTGGGATGACAGAAAAGTGGAGCGTGCTCATCGAAGAAGGGCAGTTCCCCAGCAACGGCATCGGGGTGGCCGGAGTCTACAACGCCTGGACCAATGGCTTCCAGGTGCAGACGAATACCGTCGTCAACTGGCGTACGACTTTTGGTTGGCCGTCCAGTTTCCGGTACAATGAGCAATTCAACGGCACCAATGCCTTTGAAGAGTCATGGGGAGAGCACATCATGTTCGACCGCCTTCTTACCAACGCGGAGCTCAACAGCGTGATGGAGTATCTTCGCCTGAGATGGAATCTGGGCACTACGCCCATCACTGGGAACCTACTCGGATGAACGGCACACTCGATTGGCTCAAGAAACACTGGTTCATCGTCGTGGCAGTCGTGACCATGGCGAGTGCGTGGGGGCAGATGAAATTCCAAGTCAGCGCGCATGAGAACGACATCGCCAAGCTGGAGCAGAAGCAGGGCGAGGTGTCCGAAATCAAAGGTGAGGTCGGTGTGATTAAGGGTGAGGTCAAAGGCATCCGAGAAGACATCCGCATCATCAAGGAGCACCTAATCCGGGGAGACGGCTAATGGCCACTTCCGGCAGCAACGACTTCACGCAAAACAGGCTCGACATCATCACCGAGGCGATGGAGCTCCTGGGCGTACTCGGCGAGGGCGAGGTGCCGAACTCGGCACAAATCACCACCGCGGCGCGTACGCTAAACATGATGGTGAAGCATTGGCAGAACCGAGGGCACAACCTCCAGGCGACTCAGCGTGTCATAGTGTTCCTCGAGAAGGACAAGCAGCGGTACAGCTTCGGAGTGGACAACCCTTCTACCGAGAGCGACCGGTGTTGCTTGGAGGATGACTTCATCCCTACCACGCTGACCGCGGATGCCGCAGCGCTGGCCACAGTCTTGCAGGTGGGGGATACCACAGGCATGGCAGCCGCGGACGAGATAGGCATCGAGACCACCGGCGGGACCTTGTTCTGGACCACCATCGTGAGCGTCGACAGCTCGACGCAGGTGACAATCACTACAGGCTTGGATGCTGCAGCGAGCTCGGGCAACAACGTTTACACCTTCACCACGCGAGTTTCGCGATGGCGCAAGGTGCTCAACGCTCTGGTCATCACGTCCGAGAATGTGGAGGTCCCGGTCGAGGTCATCGAGCGGCAGGACTACGCCGACCTGTCCATCAAGGACGCAGTCGGGCGTATCAACCAGGTGTTCTACTTGCCGACGTGGAAAATCTCGAACCTGTTTGTGTGGACCACCACCGACGATGAAACGGATTACCTCAAGCTGTGGGTGCAGCGGCCTATCGAGGATGTCGACTCAGATACGGACGACATGGACCTGCCGCAGGAGTGGTATCTGGCCATCTCGCAGAACCTGGCCATCTACTTGGCGCCCAAGTTCGGCACCAGTGAGAAACGGTATTCGATGATTAAGGTGGAGGCCAATCAGAGCCTGCTCGACGCCGAGAGCGACGATGGCGAGGAGCGTCTGTACATCACGCCGGACGACCGGCGCACGTACCCAGGCTACGGCTGGGGGTACTGATGGCGGTCGATACCTTTCCGCTGGTCGCTCCTATGTCCGAGCGCGGCCCCGGCCAGGCGCTCAATGCCAACAAGGACCAGCGTTTCGTCAACTCGTTCGTGGAGTTCATGACTCCCGGAGGCCAGGGAACACAGGGTGCTGTCGAGGACCCGTACGTCGTGAAGCGGCCCGGAGTGGTCGAGGTGCGGCAGGTGACTGCCGGCGAGGGCCGAGGCATCTTTGAGTGGTTGGATGACGAATACATCGTGGTCGGCAGTACCGTCTACAAGAACGGCGTGTCCATCGGCTCGCTGAGTACGAGCACCGGCAAGGTGTATTTCGACGAGCAGCAGACGTTGCCGAAGTTGCTCCTCATCAACGATGGAGTCAGCCTGTACAGCGTCAGCACCGGCGGGGTACTCACCACGCTCGGGGACCCAGACATCCCCTCTCCTCTCGCAGCGGGCATCGTGGTGTTGGACTTCTTCGCCTTCGTGCTCACGCCGAGCGCGCAGATACACAACTCGACTGTCGGCGACGTGACCACCTGGGATGGTGACTTCCTCACCGCGGAACTCATGCCGGATGACGGCGTGCGTATCAACCGCCATGTCAACTACTTGGTGGTGTGGGGCGAGGATTCAGTCGAGCTGTTCGTGAACGCAGGCAATCCGACCGGTACTCCTCTGGGCCGTTACGTTGGCGCCGCGACACTGCATGGGTGTCCCGCGCCAGACACAGTAGCGCGCTTGGGCAACACGAACTTCTACGTCGGGCGCAACGACCATGGACATCTGTTTGTGTCAATGCTCGACGAGCGGTTCACGCACCGCAAAATCAGTCCCATCTTCGTGGACGAAGCCCTCACCGAAATGGGAGCGTCAATTTCCGATGCGGTAGGCTACACGATGGGTGCCCTGGGTCACGACTTCTACGTGCTGACCTTGCCGGCGCCGGTTGACAAGACCTACGTGTTCGACTACACCACCGGCCTCTGGTACGAATGGACCGCGCCGGGCGGTGGCCGCTGGCCCTACATAGAGGCCGAGGTGTTCTCCGGAGGGGAGGTTCGGTTGCTGCATGAGAGCACCGGACAGGTGTTCCGCATTGACTCGGACACGTACAACGACGACGGCTCGCTGTACACCATGACGATTCAGTGCCGGAAGCACGACCTCCGAGTGAAGCAGCAAAAGTTCGGCAACTCTCTCCGAGTAGTGGGAGACTTGGCTGCGACCCCGGCAGACTCGAGCGAGTTCCTGAAGGTGGAGTTCTCCGACGACGACTACCAGACTTTCTCCCCAGCTCGAGACTTGGACATCAGTAAGGAGGGTTCCCGCTTGACTCGCATGGGACGGTATACCCGACGAGGGTACCGACTCAGTCATACGCAAGATACTCCGTGGCGCGCACAGGCGTTGGAGTTGGATGTCGAGCGCGGCAGCTACGCGGTGTCCTGATGCCAGAACGGTCAATACCACCGCCGTACAGGGACGAGTTCCATGGTCAGCGTTGGGAGGATTGGTTTCGCCAGTTCGCAGCGGGCGGCATCCTGTTCAACATCATCGAGTTCGGCAACGTCGGCACGTTGCTGCTGCACACGCAGTGCTTGCCGTTCTCGGAGACCACCGGCATCTCGTCGGAGATTCGTATTTCCCCGAACGGGAGGTTGCCGTTCTTCTTAGCTGATGGAAGTCCGTCGTGTATCGACGTGAATACGGCGACAGAGTTGCCGACCATCCCTTTCTTGTTGTCGGATGGCTCGACCTCCGACATTGAAATCGTGGAGTGTAGCTGTTAATGGTTCTGCCAATCAAACGAGTACCTGGCGCCCCTCCCACGCAGACTGTGGCTCTGCAGGAATTCGAGCCCACGGACGAGGTAGATGCTGATGCTCTACCAGACCACGATGGCCTGAACGGAGTCGACCCGAACGACCACGTAGACCACACGACTGTCAATATTGATTCGGGTGAGGGTCTGCAGGGCGGCGGCGACATCTCTACGACACGCACCCTTGCGTTGGACTTCAACAGTCTCACGGAGGATTCGTCCCCGACTACGGCGGACGATGTCATTGCGTTCTACGATGATGACGAGGGTGCACACAACAAGATTACCATGGCGGACCTCATGGCCGCCCTCCAAGGACTCATCACGCACGGCTCTTTAAATGCTGGCGCTGCTCCTCCTGTGGCTGCTCATCCTCCAACCGGAGGTGCACTGGGGGCAGTACTGACCAAACTTTCGGGCGCAGACTTTGATTTCGGCTGGGTTGCTCCTTCAGGAGCGTTCAACTTGCCAGGTGTGCAGGCTCGACGTACTACGTCAGAAACCTTGGTCGACAGCGTGTTCATCGACATCGACTTGGACGCCACGGACATCGAGAACAACTCTGCTGTTTTGGACCACGATGCGCCTACCAACGAGGACAACATCGACATCGGCGCCACAGGGTTGTACTTCGTATTCTACCGAATGGACTTTGACCTGCCTGCCCAAGGCAGTGCAGCCGCATTTGTCGAGGCTCGCGTACGAGTGAATGATGGAGGCACGGGAATCCTCGGGTCTTTGGCTCGCACTACGACGTTGGACGATTCTTCTCTCGTTGGCGACACCTTCAACAACAGTGTGTACAACGGTTTTCTTGCCAGTCTGTCGTCGGGAGACTTCATTACCTTGCAGGCTCAATTCACGGACGAGGGCGGTGGTCCGGACGTAGATACGTTGGCCGGGGGAATCATCTTCGGGGCTATTGCCCTGTTCATCGCTTGAGGAAATAGCATGACCGAAGTAGTTGCAAAGGTAAGTACTCCTCGGGGCCGGCACCTCAAGGCCATTGTCGAATTGGCTGGAGGCGACTTCTCTCTAGCGGTGTACGAGCCCAAGACAGAGACGTTGACGGTTCCTGGGATTGAGCAGGATGTCCTGGAGGCAGCGAGAAACTCCGTCGAGCAGGGAACTGCGGCTCCTACGTTGAGTATGCGCACTCGCAAGGTCGCTGAACTCCGGCGTGCGTGCGAAGCAGCCATCACAGGAGGTTTCCCTTCATCTGCTCTGGGGGCACTGTCGTGGTACGACTCAGAGATGGAAGACCAACTGAATCTCATCGGCGCGGTGAGTTCCGAGGCCGATATGTGGTATGCTTGCCGGCCTTCGCAGAGGCAGCCCAAGGAGTACGTGTTCCACACCCATGCTCAGTTGTTGCAGGTCTTGAGTGACGGCAAGGACGTGAAGCAGGCCGCGCTGCAGCAGTTCAACACCAAGAGGACGGAAGCCGAAGAGGCTCTGACCCTCGACGTACTCAACAGCATCGTCTGGGAGTAATCATGGCGCTTTCCGACTTCTTCACCGCAATCGGGGACATCGCGAGTCCGCTGGCAACCATTGGCGGCTCAGTGTGGGACTACCTGTCTGCCGAGGATGACGCGGATGCCTTCCTGGCAGCCTCTGGCCTCAGTGGTATGCCTGGCATCGTCGACCCGTTCGGTGCGACCAATCGCAGCATCTACCAGGGGAAGTTGAACGCTCTCTACAATGACCCCGCGTACCTGGAGAACTTGCCCGGGTTTCGTTTCGCTCGAGACCAGGGCATCAAGGCAGTCAATCGGGAGATGTCCCGGTCGGGTATGTTCCTCTCGCCCAATCGCTTCGAGAAGCTCGGCCGATCGTGACTGGGAAAC